ACCGCCTGAGTTGCGGGGAAATTGCTTACCGTTACAGGCAGAGGGTCAGTGGCAGACGCATCAACGGCAGAACCGTCAACCCCGAACGCAATCTTGGAGCGCGGGTATTTGATGCCTGCTACATCGTCGGCGGCGAAGGTATCACCACCCGCCCCCGCATTGGCCGTGAAATTGTCTGCCATGCTTATCCTTTATTGAACACCAACAGCGCGTCCGTCAGGGCCGCGAATGATTGTTTTAGGCTTGGGGTTAGCCAATGTGTGAACTAAACCAGCTATACCCTGCATCAATTCACCGTGCATTGAAGACAATTGATTGAGCGGGTTTTCGCCTGCTTCGTCGCCGCCGATTTCTTGGGTGATTTCGTTAGCTGCTGCGTTTTGTGCGGCAAGTGAAGCGGTATCCATTGCGTTTTGCGCGGATATTTGAGCCACTTGAATCTTTACAGACGCATCCAACTCTGCCCGCTCTCTATCAGCCTGCGCCTTAATCTGTGCAATGCGCTCGTTAGATTCAAACTCCAACTGCTTCAATTGCGCGTCCATTTGTGCCTGACGCTCTGCCATTTGCATTTCAAGTTGTAGCTTCTGTGACTCACGCTCTGCCTGAATCTGATTCTGGGCAGTAATCTGGTCTTGTTGGGCTTTCTGCTTAAGTTGCTCTAGCTGCGCTTGGAACGAAAGCTCACGCTGGTGCTTCTGGTCGTCCAGTTGCGCCTTCTGTTGCTCAGACTGTTGGTTTGCCTGCTGCTTCATTTGCTCCAACTGCATTTGCCCCTGAATCTTCATTTGCTCAGGGTTAGGTGGTGGGGGCGGCATGGACTGCTTTGTCTTGGGGTCTGCCGGATCGCTGAAGAACATGGATTCCTGCTTGTAGCCCAATGCCTCTGCAAGTTTCTTGTGCGCTTCGTAGATATTGGCTGGAGAAACAATCCCCGCTGGAAACGCCTGCTGTTGGCTTTGAATCAATGCCATGAGATGCTGCACTTGCTGGTCTTTGTTACCAGAACCCAATCCGACATTGATAGACAGGTCGTACTGGTTACGCCAAGCGCGGGGGTCTACCTTCACCCACTTGCCCGCCACTTTCATCTGATCTTCTTTGTCCTGGTGCTGTGATACCAGTTTCAGAATCAACACAAACAAGTCTTTGAAGCCTGTCTCAGCGAATTGACGCGCCATCAACTCAACCCGCGAATCCATACGATTCGTCTGGATATTCGCGCCGGTAGCTGTCTGGTTTAGTGCGTCCTCGTTCACGCCTTGGGTGTTGCGTGTCAGGCCGGTGCGCTGCTCTTTTTGCAACTCAAGGTAATCAAGAAGCTGATAGCTCTCACCGTTGTTGCTTGCGCCTTGGTCTAAGCGTCCTGCCATGCCTGCCTGCTTCATACGCACCACACCACCAGGGCGTGAGGTAAGCAGGTCGTCTAGGTTTACTTGCCCGTCAACAGCGAAGTAGCGTCCATTCACCGAGAGATATAGGTTATCCAGCACCGCCCGCATAACAGCAGTCTTTGTCTTCTGAATCTCAATAGCTTGGTCAGCAGGGCAAAGCCCAAAGAACTGATGGGGCAATGGCTCTGGGCAGATAGAAACGAATGGAGGCCCGTCGCATTCCTCGTTATCCAGCAGGCGATTACCAGCCCGAGTGAGCTTGCGCCATTCGGCAACACCGTCACCGTCTGCGTCTACCTTCATGTAGCATTCCGTTACCCAGATTTGCTTCTGGCTTGGATCTCCTGGCACTTCATTAGCACCAGACTGCCAGCCGGTTTCGTCGTTGAACGTAATACGCTCGATACGCTCTGCGCTCAAACTGGCCTGAATGTCGTCGCTTGTCAGGTCGTCTACGTTCTTGTAGCCCATTGCCTTCAAGTCGGAGATTGTCCTCAGCACTTGGTGGGCACAAAAGCGAGATTCCGCAATGCTCTTGGCGTCACGGTTAAGCAGGAATTCTTCAGGCGGCACGTTGTAAATGCGTACCTGATTCGTTTCTTTGGTCCGCTTAACAGCAATGTCGTGCAGCATTTTTGGTGGCATGGACTGCAAATGCGCCATTGCCTGCTGAATCTGCTGTACCGCTTGCATGGCCTGCTGGTTGGGCTGTGCAATACCTTGAGGCTGTCCCTGTTGCGGGGGTGCGGGTTGCTGTGCCGCCTGCATTGCCTGTTGCAGTTGTTGCTGCATCTGTGCCAATGCTTCTTGGCGCTGCTCTGCGTCTTCTTCATCCGGCTTGGACGAATGCTCAATAATCTCTACTTCTTCGTCGTCAGCAATGATCTGCAAGTCTTCGTCAGAGAGATTGTTGTATTCCTCCCGCGCCTCTACGCTGTCGCTTTCCCACATTACTTTGAGAATGCCAACCTTGGACAACAAAGCGTCCTTTATCCATGTCCGCAGAATCAGAAAGCCGGGATTCTTCTTGTAGAAGATATGGTTAACGTAATCGGTGATTTGCTTTGCAGCTTGCTCGTCTTCTTCCTGCTGGGGGGAGAATTCCACAACAGAGTCCGAGCCGGTGAACACCTTAATCAGCGAAGTCTGGAGCCAGTTAACCGTGTCAGCAACGGACGAATCCACAAAGCTAGAGCGGCCTTCAATCTCAGGCGGGGACAAGTCACCCACAGGACGTCCAAGGTAATACTGGAGATTCTTTCGACGCGCTTCTGACAGTCTACCCGTGCGATAGCCTGTTGAACCTCTAATCTCGTTGCCAGTTATCGCCAGCAACTCATCATCACTCATTCGTTTAGTCATGGTGGGGCGCTTCTCAGCGTTGCCTGTTATTTAAGGCTATTGTCTAGACGGGTAAAGTTAGGCAGTCATTCCCATTGAAGGGTAGTTGAGTTTACCGCCCCATTCCTCATTCGTCATATCGCCCTCAATCAGCGATAGATAACGAAAAGCGTCTGCACCGTGGCTGAAACTGTCGTGCAAGGGTTGCATTGCCTCCCCCGTCTTTTGGCTAATGTTCCACCTGTACCGCTTCAGGCACTCAATCAACTGGGCCGCTCTATCTTTGTGGAAGTAGACGCGGGGAAATATCTCCCTAGCCCTGTCTATCCCGCTGATAACACTGGTGTTTGGCACTTGCGATACGTCCCACCCAAAGCCGCGCAGAATGGTTGCATCGTCTTTGCCGGATTGGTGGCGTGTGTGAAAACCGTCGTGCGGTAGGAATAACGTCCCCCAGTTCATGGGCTGGTCGTCCAGGCGCAGGGATTTCAACTCCGCAGAGTAGTCAGCCAATGTCCTTTGATTGCCTTCGATGTAGTGGATAACTCTTATCTCTGAGCCTATCTTTTGAGCAAGAATCAGCGTCATGGCGTCATTCCAACCCAAATCGAAAACAACATGCGTTTTGATTGAACCGTCGTGAGGAACGTCCCGAATGCGCCCCGCTGCGATTGATTGGCTCATGGCATCGAAATAGATCGCGCCTTCTACTGCGGGTTTTGTCGCTCCGAGCCAGATATGCCGGTAGTCGTCCAGCTTCATGGTTGCTTCAGCGTGCGCCCTCTCACCCTCCAACACCTTGGGAAAGTACGGGTTGTCGTTGTAGTTCATTTTCACCATCACGCAATCGGGTGGTGGGTTGACTACAAACCGCTGATAGGTTTCGTCGGATTCAAGCTGCGGGTTAAACGTGAGCCATATCTCCGAGCCTTCCGCCCGAATCGTTGGGATAAGAATTTCCCAGCTACGCTTACTGATATTTGAGGCTTCCTCCACCCAGCAGTGGGTGACTCCCTCAAATGATTTCAGGGATTCTGCGGTTTCATTGGATAGGCCAGCAAAGTAGAACTCTGTCCCATTCTTGCCGCGAATCTCGGTATTCAGCACCTCGTAGAAGTTTTGCAGGCCAAGGCTCGCCACTTGGTCGGCAAGTAGCTGGTGCACCGACTGCTGGATAGACTTTTGAACCTCACGCGCACAAAGCACCCGTATGCGCTTACCCGCACCGATTACCAATAGCGCCCGAGCAAAGCCCCACGATTTACCCGAGCCACGCCCACCGTAGCAGCCCTTTACCCGAGCCGGTTTAAATAGGAAGCGGAGTTTGCCAGGGAACTCAAGCGACATCGCGGAAGCTGATTGTCAGATTCTGATTGATTGCGCCACCATCTGGCCCACTCAGTTCTTGCCTTGCAAGTTTGGGAATGTGATATTCCACAACACTCTGAAACAACTCAAAAGCCTTTGCAGGATTTGGCTTTATGTCGTTTGTTACGTCACCAGAAGCTACAGAGTCAAGCCAGCCAGAGAGCCTATGAGCGTTTCCATCCACAAACATGGCAATAGCCTGCCTAGCTTCAGAAGTGGCCTTATTCGGCGTTCCCTGCGCCCTACCGCCTGTTTTCACGCCATCAGCCATACGCAACCGCTCTAATTGCGTCTACTTTAGATAAATCAGCGTTATCTGGCCTTGCAAAAGCCAGCCACAAACGAGCCGCATAAGCCCTACTACCAGTTAATTCAAATGTCTTTTGCCACTTGTCTTTTGCAGTGCGCGTTTTTGTGGCTTTGGAACCATTGCCGCCTTTTGCTATGTTTAGCAACGGCTTCAACTCTGCGATTCTTGATACTTCAAATGAGTAGGCTTCAGCCTCTTTGGTGAACCTATCGACTATTGAGAAAGACTTACCACCTCTAGCTGCACACGAAACTTTTGCCCTGTAGCCAGAACCTTTACCTACATAGATCACATTACCAAGCGCGTCTAATATATCGTAAACATAGAAGCGGACTTCCTCGCTGTGAAGTTTGTTTAAACGTGCTGCCATTTGGATTCACTTTCGTGTGTGTCCATAAAAAGTGCCCACCTTCTTTACGATGGGCTAAGACCGTTGCCGATCAAGGGGAGATGCGCTAATTGTCTGCATTGGTAAAGTCAAAGCCCCTCTAGAATTCGCCGCAACCACCTAGCCCCACCTCTAGCCAAATACGCAGCGTGCAGCGACTCTGGCACTCTGGCCTCTATGCGTTTGCGCTTTTCTTTCTCCCTTGGCCTGCCCTTTTTTGGCGTACATGAACTATTGTTTTTGTTATCTGGCATAGAAAATATTCTCCAAGTGAACCAGCGTATATGGGGCTTTTGGTGACATTGGCTCTATCGTGTACACCGCTTTCTTCTTGATAAACGTAGTCGTTATGTTTGTTGTGTACGTCAGCGCGTGAAGGATTCGCATTAACTCCCGCTCTCCCATGCCTGTTTTCCTTCTAATGTGTTCAAAGCTGGAATACCCCTCTTGGATGTAATCACGCACTAGGCGCATCTTTGAGGGCTTTAGCAGGGGTAGTGGTACGCCTTTGCGGATCATTACAGCCTCGCTCCAAATACTGAGTTGCTTCCTAGCCAGACATTTACCTTGCGTTGCGCCTTGTGACTACGTTTCTTCCCGACAATGTGCCGACTTTTGTCGCCTATCTTTTCCTCTGCAAATTCAGTCGCCAATTGCTTGTCGTGAACCCAATAAACCCACTGCCTGGTACTTCCTGCGCGTTTTAGTAAGCCCATTTCGTAAAACTTCCGCAAGTGCTTATTGGCTACCGTCTGGCTACTTCCTGTGTGCGCTTGAAGCTGTGGCGCTGTGAAATGGCCTGATTGCTCTAAGCACCATTTCAGGGATTGGCGGGTTTCTAGTCTCAATGTCGTCATGCTCTCCCCTCTACGATTTTTTGTGCTTGATCTAAAAGTGCTTGTTGTGTAACCAGATACTTGCGCTCCCATGCCTTTGTCCCTAGCGTGTGGATTCCTCCCTCGCCCTGGTGGTGGTAGTGACAAAGCGGGATTAGCGTTGTGTAGTCACCCTTACCCCACCCGCCTGTGCGTAGGTGGTGCAGGGTTACTGGCCCATCTTCTATGCCGTACAAGTGTCTGCAAACGAGGCAACCGCTATCAGCAAGGATGGATTTGTGGCGCTTTTCGGCTTGGCTCATTTCTTGCCAAACTCGCTCAAATGCGTGTAAAGCACATACAAAGCAAAATCCTTTGCGGCCTTAAAGCTAACCGTGTCGGTGTTTTTTGTTGGCTTGTTTTTGAAGAATCGCTTACCTTTCAAATGCACCACAACACCGTCTGTATATGTTTTATTTTTGTATTTCATTGCGCCGCCCTGTCGCGCTGGCCTTGTTGGTAAGCGTCATAAAACACATTGCCCACCAATGCCGTTGATTGCTCAACGAAGTCCGAAGCCCTCAATGCTTCCCCGTACATTGGCAATCCTGCGCGGCCCTGCTTGTATGCGGATTCCTTCACTGCCTTCATTTGCCGATATGCTGCCTTAGCTTTTGCGCCTACTTTATTCATTGAAAGTCACCCCGTTACTTGCCCCAAA